TAGTAGAGCACCGGCACATGCACCTTGGGCTAACGCAGGCCAAGGGGTTGATGTTAAAACTAGCACAAATGCAAGTTCCGAGTTACCTTCACCGCCATCCCCGGCAGTAGCAAAAACCAATACCGCAGTCAATGGTGCGACTCCTGCGACAGTAACTGCGGCTTCGGCGGCAACAGTTCCGCCTGTTAATGCAGTTAGCACATCATTAGATAAAAACACAACTGCGGCAATGGTTAGTGCTGTGGCAAAATCTGCCGCAGACGGACCTGCAAAACTTGCAGTATCAACTGGCGCAGCCGTAATTCAAACAGCAAACGGGGCTGTGGCTGCAATAGGTAGTCTAGCACAGACCCCGACTCAACTACAAAATGCAGGAATATTGAAACCAGGATCCGCTGCCTTGGTAAACTCATTAGTTCAAGGTGGCGCAAATGTTACCTCTGCAATGACAAACAATTTGTTTACTGGTAAACCGGGAGCAGAAACTCTTTCGGCACTTGTACAAAATACAGGAGCACAAGTTCAAGCACAAGTTGAATTGTTTCAAAAATCTCAAACAGCATTAACAACATCAGGCGTGATGACAGGTAAAGAGGCTCCCGCTGCGATTGCCGGACTTGTAATGGCAGGCTCACAAGTTGGTATCAAAGCAACATTAGATACTGTAAAAAATGTAGCTTCGTCTGCTACTGCTTCAATTTCAGGAGTAACAGGTCCGATAACCGGCGTAGTCGGTAGTGCAACAGGTGCATTAAATAGCGCACTATCAGGTGCATCAGGTGCAACTAATAGTGTATCAAGCGCAGTAGCTGGAGCAATGTCAACTGGTAATTTTGCGGCAACATTAGCAACGACAACAACGGGTGGCTTAGGAGCAATTGCAGGAGCATTATCAAGCGCGGCAAAGAGCGCCGGAGATGGAATTAGTGGATTGTTAGACACTGCAAAAGGTGTTGCAGGATCAGCTTTTGCCGCAGTTACTAGTGCATTCAAACCGTTCAAGGCAGGCGTTCCACAAAACTTAACAGCGATTGCAGAAAAAAATGCTAAAGAATTTGCAGATAAAGCTGCCGGCATAGTACCTGCGGCCGGAGCAGCCGCAGGGTCAGTTGCAGGATCGTTGGGACAAGTCACTAACGCCGCAACAGGCAGTGTAACCGGTGGATTAACCGGTGCATTAAGCTCTGTTGGCAGTGCTGTAGGCAGCACTATATCTGGAGTAGTGAGTGGTGTAACTTCTGCAATATCAGGTGTAACAAAAGGACTAACTACAGCTATGCAAGGTGTAAGCAGTGGTATTTCTATTATTCCAGGAGGACAGAATGCGGTATCATCAGTGGTTAATAATGCAAAAGGTATCTTGAATTCAGTTCCGGGTACAGGAGCAATAACGGGTTTAATAAACAATGTATCTACCGCTGTTACTAACGGTATATCAGCTGCCGCAAGTTTGACTAGCAGTGCCGCATCATTAACCGGTGTTACTAGCTTAACTAGTGTAGCTAGTCTTACCGGTGCGAACAGCCTTACAGGTTCTCTGACTTCCGCTTTAAGTGGTGGACTTGATGCACTGAAGAAGGGTGCTACCTCGTTGTCTTCATTAGCATTATCTGGTCTGCCACCGGGTTTGGGATCTCAGCTATCTGCGGCTATGAATTCGTTATCAGCAGGCGGCTCATTGCCTATTAAATTACCTACTGTTGCATCAAACACATTAGATAGAGGGGAACTTAATGCTCAATTGACTAGTGTGTTGGGTAATGCTAAAATTCCAATGCCTAACTTTACAGGCGGGCAAGCTGCCGCAAGCTTGAATCTGTCAAAGAAACAAACTGAAGCATACGAAAAATATGATAAGATTAAGTTAGATTTAGAAAAAGCACAGGATGAAATGTTTGATTTAAAGAAGGCTTATTATAATGCTAAGAAAGACTTGCCTGCAGGTGATCCAGGAATTGATACTGCAAGAGATGCGTTGTATGCAAAAGAAGAACAGTTAGTAGCAATTAGAAAAGAGCTACAAACACTAGCTACCACAGCATAAATAAATTAAAGGATACACATGCCATCATATATTGGATTCAGTACAATTAATGCTAATAAACCACAATCAACTCAGCTATCTACTGGTAGTTCGGGCGGCACCGGTAGTGTAATGCAACCTATTGTTTATGGTAAAAAGTATAGAGCACTAGACGAACAGCTAGTTATCCAAGATTTTATCAATGCGTTAAATATTCCACAGGGACAAAAAGTGGGCAACCCTGCATACGGAACAACTCTTTGGACGTTTGTTTTTGAACCAAATACAACAGATGTTCAATCACAATTAGTGAACGAACTGACACGAGTAGCCAACTCGGATCCAAGACTGATATTAAATTCTGTAAAAGCTTACCCCCAGGAAAATGGTATTTTAATTGAAGTTGAGATAGCCATCGCCCCCTTTAATAACGCTCAGTTCTTAAGCGTATTCCTTAACAATCAAACTAATACCGCAGCCGTTCAATAATCCTTAAAAACTGGTGTTTTCAAGTATGATAAATAGTTAAAAGAGAACACTATCCATGGCTACAAGTTCAAGACAATCAGCATTATTCGGCATTAATGACTGGAAAGCAATTTATCAGACTTTCCGCGAAGCCGATTTTAGAAGCTACGACTATGAAACCCTTCGTAAGAGTTTCATTGATTATTTGCGAGTATACTATCCGGAAACGTTTAACGATTACATTGAATCTAGTGAATTCATTGCTTTACTAGACGTTATGGCATTCATGGGACAAGGTCTTGCTTTCCGTAACGATTTAAACACCCGTGAAAACTTCATTGATACTGCTGAACGTAGGGACAGTGTTGTTAAACTAGCTAATTTAGTAAGCTATACACCTAAACGTAACTTAGCAGGTCAGGGTTACTTAAAAGTTGTTAGTATGTCAACTAGTCAGAACGTTACTGACGTAAATGGGTTGAACTTGAGCAACGTTACAGTATTATGGAACGACCCTGCAAATCCTAGTTGGCTAGCACAATTTAACACTATTATCAATGCCGCATTGATTGACACACAGCGCATTGGTAGCCCAGGAAACACAGCACAAATTTTAGGGGTTAAGACGGATGAATATGCAATTAACATACCTCAGAACAGCTTACCTATCATCCCATTAACTTCTTCAGTTGACGGGATTAACATGAACTTTGAATTAGTTTCCGTGACTTCAGTTGATGAAGATTATGTTTATGAAATCCCACCAGCTCCTAGTGGTAGATTCAACATGTTATATCGTAATGATAGACTAGGTTATGGTAGTCCAAACACAGGATTCTTTTTCTACTTCAAACAAGGTTCGTTACAAAACTTTGATTTTAACTTGCAACAGCAAATTAGTAACCAGGTAGTTGATATTGATATTCAAGGTATTAATAACACTGACACATGGTTATATCAGTTGAGTACATCAAATGGTACTCCAGGATTATGGAAACAAGTAGAAAATGTATATGCAGATGCTTATCTACAAACAGAATCTAGTACACGTAGAATTTTTAGTGTAGGGTCTCGTTTTAACGACCAAGTTAGTTATGTATTTGGTGACGGAGTATTTAGTGAAATACCAGTAGGTTCATATAGAGCATATGTACGTGCAGGAAATGCATTAACATACACAGTTGATCCATCTGAGATGCAAGGAATTACAGTTGCATTCTCGTATATTAATAGAGTAGGAAGAGCAGAAACATTAACAGTTGGGTTACAACTTCAAGTTCCTGTATCTAATGCACAAGCACGTGAGAGTTTAGCAAATATTAAACAACGTGCTCCTACACGTTACTATACACAGAATCGTATGGTTAACGGTGAAGATTACAACAACTTTCCGTATACATTATACAGTTCTATTATTAAATCAAAAGCGATTAATCGTAGTTCAATCGGTGTATCTAAAAATTTAGATATGTTAGATCCAACAGGTAAGTATTCAAGTACTAATAGTTTTGCCAGTGACGGCGCATTATATCAAGATACTAGCAGTGGATATTTGGGATTAACTATTACTACAACAGGTAGTATTATAACATTCTTAACAGATAACTTATCGTCTGTATTATCAGCTAACAAAGCGAAACAATACTACACTCAATATTATACTAGATATCCAGTAAACACCGCATCCGGCGATGGCATTGTATACTGGAACACAAAAACAGTTGATGCTAATAGTGAAACAGGATTTTTCTATAACATTAATAACACTCAACAAGTTCCCATTCCAGTAGGAACATACTCAACCAATAATGTTAAGTATATTACTAAAGGAGCATTAGTACAATTCTCATCACCTACAGGTTATTATTTTGATGCGAATAACAGATTAGTAGCCGGAGTTCCTGGACCATCAGATCCTACAATACTATGGACTACTATTCTTAGTGTAATAGGTGATGGATATAATAACGGTGCCGGCGGGTTTAGTAATGGTACGGGTCCTGTCATATTAAACGGTTATGTTCCTTCAGGAGCAATACTAACAACTATACTACCTACGTTTGACAATACATTGTCATCAGAGATAATACAAGAATGTATTATCCGAATGGAATTACAACAAGACTTTTCTCTAGTGTTTAACAACTCATTGACTGTTAACCAAGAACGTTGGAGTATAAAGCCATATGATAATTCTAATTGGTTTATTAATTTTAAAAGTCAATCAGCAAACAAGTATATTATAACATACCGTGCATTGGCATATTATTTTGGTAGTGTGGCAGATACTAGATTTACATTTGAAGCAAACAAACTAGTGTACGACCCATTCACTGGTAAGATTCTACAAGATTTTGTCAACGTATTAAGTAGCAATACCCAGCCTGGGTCTAACTATCCACTGAATAAAGATGTTAAAGTTAGTGTTATTGGTCAAACTGTTGAATCAGATGGATACATAGATGATTTTGAAGTTGAAGTTGCTAGCATTGACGTTAATGATAGAACTATAATTTCTAATCCTGATTTCTTTGCACAAGTAACCGGTTACGTAACTGGAAATTCTAACATTGGTGTGTATGTGTTCTTTGAATTGATTGAGAATGATGTAACTTTAAACTCATATCAAATTATTCCAAGTACCTCAGTAGTGTATCAGTATGCAACAAAAACACAAATTGAAGTTGCAAAATATGAATATCCTGAAGGACAATTGTTCTATGCATATTCAGATAATATTTTCTACATCACTCAACAAGATAATGCAATTACAACACCATACTATGTGTTGATTGAACAGCCACAGTATTCTATTAAACCTGGACGTCAGGGATTGATATATCAGTATCGTCACAACAGCAACAACACTACTCGCATTGATCCGGCTACGACTAATATCATTGACTTGTACGTAGTTACACAGTCTTATTATACTCAATATCAAAATTGGATTCAAGATACTACAAATACAGTTCCGATGCCAGATAAACCTACGATTAGCGAACTAAGTTTGGAATATAGTAAAGTACAAGATTATAAGATGTTAAGTGACAGTGTTGTCGTAAACAGTGTTGTATTCAAACCATTATTTGGCCCAAAAGCTTCTCCTGCATTAAGAGCAACTATTAAAGTTATTAAAGCATCAAACACAAATGCAAGTGATAGTGAAATTCGTAGTGCGACATTAACTACTATGAATAATTATTTTAATATTAACAGTTGGAACTTTGGTGATACATTCTACTTCTCTGAATTGAGTGCATATATTCATGCAGAGATAGGTGAGTTAGTTAGCTCAGTGGTATTAGTTCCTAATGACCCTACAATGCATTTTGGAGATTTATATGAAATTAAATGTGCGCCATATGAAATATTCGTAAACGCGGCAACAGCCGGCGATGTGGTAGTAATTTCTGCGCTAACTTCAGCCGAATTACAAATAAGATAAGTACAATAAGTAATTGAGATAAACAATGGCAACACGAATTAGAACATTAAACTTTTTACCGGATATTTTTAAAACCCCAACTAATGCTCAGTTTTTACGAGCTACATTGGATCAACTTGTAGATCAGCCGAATACACAGAAGATTGAGGGTTATATAGGTAGCAAGTTTGGATACGGTATTAATCCTAAAGATTATTATGTCACTGAACCAACTAAAATTAGAAAAGATTATCAGTTGGATCCGGGTGTAGTCTTCACTAAGAATAACGAAAGTACCGCAACAGATTTTATTTCTTATCCTGGTATAATTGACGCACTTAAATTAGCAGGTGCTACTACGGATAATAACGACCGTTTATTCAATAGCGAATTCTATTCATGGGATTCTTTTACTAACCTAGATAAGATTATTAACTTTAATCAATACTATTGGTTACCAAACGGTCCTGAGCAAGTAGTTGTTTCTGCTGATACTGTATTCATATCAACTGATTATATTGTTAATGATGCGGTTAACGGATATACTATTACTACCCCTAATTCAGGATCAGGTTCAACTAACCCTACATTAACATTATTGCGTGGCGGTACATATACTTTTGCAGTAAATCAAACATCTCAGTTTTGGATACAAGGTGAACCTGGTACAACCGGTTACAGTATTACACAACCGAATGTGCAAACACGTGATGTATTGGGCGTAACTAACAATGGTACTACTAGTGGCATTGTAACATTTACTGTACCCAACAAAAACGCACAGAATGAATATAACTTCCCTGGCAACAATCAAATAGGTGTTGTAAGTACAAGACCATTTATACAAGTAAATGGTGCTAGAGTAAGTGATATTAGTGGAATAGACGGAATAACCTCATTAGAGGGTTTGACTGTTATGTTCTACAATACCGGTGTCGCAAACGAAAGTGGATTCGTTTCTAACTTCTTTGACTATACTGCATTTGATACAAACAATGATTTAGTTCCGGCTGCAACAATTTCTGTAACAGCAACAAGTTCAGCTGGTGATTTGATTACATGTAATACTACAGCTGACCTTATAGTTGGTTCTACTATTACATTTAATGGTACGGCATTTGGTGGCATACAATTATACAGTACTACTTTACCTGATACTATCTATTACGTAGAATCTATTGTTAATAATACGCAGTTCACGGTGTCATTATCTATAGGTGGCCCAGCAGTCACATTAACTTCTGCTACAGGTTCAATGACTGGTAACATCAATCAAGGTTTGATGGAAGAAGGATATTATACTCAAGTCAATAATACTTTCTACACTATCACTTATGTAGGTGACCCATCTAATCCTACAATTAGATTGTTGCCTGCAGG